TCCATAAGAATGAAATTTACCATTGTTGTGTTGGCTACATTTAGATGGGAAAGTAGTATATCCATTTGGTAATTTTACCTTAGGATTAATACCACCATGCCCAGCATCCAGAAATATACAAAATTCTTTTTTGTCCATAATTTTAATTTTTAAGGGGAATAGAAATTAATCTACTCCCCTCGGCACTAAGGTAGCGATTCTTCTGCGCCTATTTCTTTATAAACGAAATCCTATAAGAGAAAAAGCTGCGGAAATCAAAGAAAATTTAGGAGGTACTTTTATTTCTATCTCTTTCCCGGCACATTCTTTCGATGTTTCTTTAATCTTATCCCAAATTATTTGAGCTAACTGGATATATTCGCGCCAAGTGAATTTCACCTTGTTGCCTTCCAAGTGTACATTGATTTCACTTGCAAGCTCGGCAAAGTTCATCGAATAACAAGCGATGTCGCCCAAAGGTGACTTGATTGTATCAGCCGATTTTAAGGCTTCTTTTAAATTAGTCTGCATGATTATTATTTTAACGATTAAAAAAACGAGTAATTAAAACGCCTAAGTTTACGCCTGTGATGCGTTTAATATTTTCCGAAATAGAATACAATTCAACCGTCGCAATCAAGAACGCTGCCATATACGTTATGTTGAATGGAAGGCTAAAAGTATTTCTTGCACCCTCGAATATCAGGATACCACAAAAATAAACGACTATCTTTTCCATTGTCCTATAAAGCCCTTTGCTATTTATCTTTTGCCCTTCTTTCCTTGCTGCCAGGATCCCCGTAGCCATGTCCGCAAAAACAACGAAAACCGTAAAAATCAGGAATCCCTTTATTGGTATGAAAAAAGAAAAAATATATCCGCAGCAAATTGCGTATGTTATCTTCTCCCATCCAAGGTGCAAAAAGTTGATTAACGTTGTTTTCATTATTCTTTTTTTACCAGCTTAACATCATTATCCACGGTTGCAAATTTACCATTAGCAAACTTGTATAAGTCATAGCGCACTCCATTGAATGAAAAGGTGATTTGGTTGGTGAATGTTGAAAGTAATAAGTTTGTTGAAATGGTATATACTTTGCCGTTATCAGGATTAAAAATAAAACGCTTGTTATTATTCAACTGTATTTCACCAAGGATATTTTCACCATTAAATACCAATGTCCATTCACCAGCCAAAGCCGCTGAATCCCTGAGTGCCGTTGACGTGTACAAAGGTCTGCCACTTATCTGCTGGTGCAAATTATTGTAATAATTAATACGTTTTACCGCTTTGCCTTTTAAAATCAATGGCTTTGCATGAATAGCTAATGTGTTGCTTTGTCTTTCAGCATCGGTAACAAGTGCGTTAATGGCTGTTAAGCTATCGCCAAGTATTTGCTTATTTCCCGTTACCGTGCTATCGCTGAACGTGGTCATGGTAACAAGGTAATAAATATTGCCTTGCTTTTGAATGTACACGGTATCGGTAACAACATTCTGCGAAAGAGCAAGGAAAGGAATGAGTAAAAAGAAAAGTATTTTTTTCATGTTATTTGTTTTCAAGATTTAAAATTCTTTGTTCAAGTGCTTTAATAAGAGCTTGTTGTTCTTGTATGGCTTTTACTAATGTAGCCGTTATTGCCCTGTAATCAAGTTGCAAATCGCCTGTGCCTGTTGATGATACTGCATTTGGTATAATATCAAAAACATCTTGAGCAATAAAGCCAACTTCTTTAACATCGCTATCTATCTTTCTATTTTCATCATTATAAAGAAAAGTAACAGGATTTAAAAGTAATATTTCATTAAGTCCAAACGAACTATTTTCTATTGTATTTTTTAAATTCACATCAGAGGTTGCAGCTTGTAAAACACCTGTTGCTGATGCTCCAATGTCATTAATACCATTCATTGCACTTATCCTTGCATTGCCGACAACGTGTAGTTTTTCAGATGGACTTGTCGTACCAATGCCCAAGTTGCCACTTGCATCCAGCGTCATTGCCTGCGTGAAAGTGATCGCGCTGCCTGCTGTGCCAGATGGGGCTGTATACCATTGGTGTTGTCCTGTATATTGTATATATCTTGAGGCAGCAAGAGTATTATTTTTATATATAGGTTCTCCTGCTGAATTATAACTAAAATTTAATCCAATATTAAATGAATTATAAAGACCTGTTTGCGTTTCAGTCCAAATAACTGTATTTGCTCCAATTTCTGCAGTAACGGAACCTGCATAAGCGTTACTCGGTGTTACTCCCAGTCCGAGGTTGCCTGCGCTTGTTATTCGCACTTTTTCTGTTCCATTAGTTGAAAATCCAAGTGTATTTGCAGCTGGTAAAAACATTCCCGTTCCAGTTTCCGTACTTGCCGTTGGATTAAACCTTGTTGCCGTTGCCGTGCCTGTTGTTGCAAAATTAGTTCCATCAAAAGTTAATCCTGATGATGTTGTCAATGCTGTTGTTGACGAGGCATAAGGTATTCTATTTGCTGCACCTAATCCTGTTAACCCTGTAGATATTGGTAATCCCGTTGCATTTGTTAAAACTCCGCTTAAAGGTGTGCCAAGCGCGCGACCGTTGCGATAATAATTGGTGAGCATAGATGCCGTATCGGATGGCAATAAATTAAGTCGTAACCAAGCATTACTTGCTGCCTTTTTATATTGCCAAATAATATTGGTATTTGTATCAAGTAAAATATACGCCATCGTATCCACCAAAGGTTTTCGAGTGGTATCCGCAGCCACGCCACGATACACCAGCCCGTCGGCAGTCGTCTGTTCGCCCAATGTAATTTTTTGATTTGCATTCCCTTGGTACTGTGCCAAAGCAAAGCAAGGGAAAAGGAGGAGGAAAAGGAGTTGTTTCATGTTTATTTTTTTACGTTTTAATACATAGGAGCGTATGATAAAATATACCATTTTGTTCCGTCACTTTGAATAGTAGTACAATAACCACCAACAATATCAACATTTGAACTTTCCCCATCAGTTCTTACAAATAAATTTGATGACGGAGTAACTAAAGTTAATGCCTCATTTCCTTCTGGAATATCAAAAATAGATATAATATATTTTATACCTATTGCGTCAGATGCATTAGGAATTGTCAATGTTTTATCAGCTGTTAATACAGTATAAATAATAGTGTGGTTAGAAGTTGTAGCAGTATAATCAGCGTTACTTATTTTGACAATAGGTAATCCCATATTTTTTTTAAACAAAACATTTCCTTCAAACCTTGCAGAATCATTTAATATTGCTTTGCCCGAAATTGTGCCGCCTGAACTATTGAATTTTGAATCAATTCGACTTGATAACGAAGCCGTGTCAAGGTTGGTAAGAACATTGTTTCCGCTTTCGGTAATATTTCCTGTGACACCCAGAGTACCATTAACATACAATGTATTTGGATGTAAATCATTACCCGTTGCATCTGATTTTATTCCAACATTACCTTGAGGGTCTTGAACTAATCCTAAATACTGTGTTCCCTCTGTACTTGATATAAATCTAAAACCACGCTTTGCCGAGGCTTGAGCTATACTTTCAAATGTCATTGAAGATACGCTTGATGTTGTATATATTTTAGACCTTGCACTTCCAGCAGTTGAAAAAGTAATTCTACTTTCTAAATTATTATCATTTGCATTTATGTTTAATTGCGTACCAACGCTACTTGATAATCTTAAATTACCCGTCAACGTTCCTCCTGTCAATTTTAAAAACGTTGAATCCGCAAGCCCCGTGCGAAGGTAACTTGAATTATCATAAGATATACTTGTGCCACTTGCTTTGACAAAGCCCGTACCGGTTAATTGATTTTGCTTTCCATTAAATGTATTCCAATCTGTTGATGTCAAAATACCACTTACCGTACTACTTGCATTTCCTAAAGCAGCTTGCTTTCCATTAAATGTATTCCAATCTGTTGATGTTAAATAACCATTTATACTTCCAGTTGCTGCGGCCATGCTTATTTCTGGTATTGTAGTATTGTTTTGTATTGATAAAGGTGTACCAGCTGCTACATTTATGCTTGTTACTGTACCTGCACCAATATCATTTCTAAAATTAGCAGCACTTCTTGAAGTAATTGTGTTATCTGCATTAAATCGAGGGAAAGAAATAGTAG